ATTGTTGACAGTACCAACGTATTGGATGCCTAAGCTGCTTGTGAAAGTTTCAGAAGGAGCAGGAGCGAAACCGGCTGTAGCTGTTTCGAAGATCGAAGCGACTTCAGGGCTGGTAACGAGCCAGTTAGCACCACCACGCAGTGTTTTACGGTGAATGACGTTGGAAACTTCAACGACTTTGACGTAAAGTGATTCATACTTTTCTTTGATCGTTTCGCCAAGGGCTGTGTTGAAATCCCAAGCCGTAACCGTACCAGCGTTGTTACGAAGGTCGGTAAGAACTTCACGGTCGATTTCAAGATTGATTTCTTGAGCAAGAACGGCAGTCAACTCAGCTTCGGCATCCAGATTGTGCTGGCTGCGAAGGTCTTGTTGAGCTTCGTAGCTCCAAACAGCCTTGAGTTTACGTGTCTTAGCAGCAATTTCTTCTGATTCAATAACGAGATTGATTTCAGGAAGATCTTGTTGGCATTCCATGTTGTACTCATAAGAGATAACAACGTGATTTGCAGTAGGAGCACTATTGTTCCAAGTCAAGGAAAGTTCGCCGGTGTTGTTTAGCAAAGTACCAGAGGTAACTTTAACGCTAGGAGATCCAATGTCGTGAAAAGTGAATGTTCCGCTTGACGAAACGACGAATGTTTGGATGGCTGATGCACCAAGATAAATCGTACCAGTAACCGTACCAGCCAAAATTGGCGTATGCTCAAGTGGCGAGTAGGTTGAAACAGCATCATTACCGGCATCGGTTGAAGTTGTTTCGTTTTGGATATATTGGCTAGAATAGAAGATGTCCAGATTGGCAGTACCATCAGCCAATTGCATTAAGCTGTTGGCATCGTCGCCAGGAAATCCACCATTATTTGAAGCACCACGGGTAGAACCCTTGTTGCTAGAATAGCGGAAGCGGAGATAGTAGACTAAGCCGGTAGGACCAAGCAGTGGTTGAACACTGACGATCTTATTAGCGATCAATTGTGGGTAAATACGACGAACCAGTGGGATGCTGATTCGCTTGAACTGAGCAACGTCACCAGTGTCGGTGCTAACTTCGTTCATGAGTCTTTGGTTTTCGAGCAGAACTGCTGTGGCAGAACGAACGTAACGGTCTTCGATACCTTGAAGGAGTCCGGTCTTGCCCCAACGTGATTCTAGCTCCTTAGCTTCGTTTAAAAATCTTGAATTTGCGTTCATCTTAGAGTAATCCTCTTTTCATAAAATAATTAAATTACTAACTTGGAGTAGCTTTGTTTAGGCTTTTTTAACACCTGACAGAACCAACATTTGATCCATGTCATTGTTTGTTGATGCTGCATATTCCGAAATAACAACACCATCATTAGTTGCACTACCTCTCCCCGTTACGTTCCTTGCTTTTTCAACTCTTTCTTTCTGCTCGGCGATAACACCTGATTTCTTTTCACGTGTGACAGCCCTGCGGCTTTCTGTGATAAGATCTTGTGCTTGTCGCACGGCTTCGTTCAGCTTGGTATTTTCAGTTGACAGACGAATATTACGGGCTTCCATAATACGCAGTTGTCCCTTCATATTTTCCACAGCTTTATTAACTTCTTCTAACTTACTGGAAGAAACAGCAGCGAATTCATCATTAGAGATGTAATTGCTTGTAAGGTCGATAATTTTATCAAGTGTGACCTTGTGTTCAGCCATACGTGGGTCATTAAGAACATCGCGTTTAGCTTGTTCGTAAATTTCATGACCTTTATATTGAAGAAATTGATCAACTTTATCGACGATATATTCTTTCATTTCGCCGAGCTTTTTGTCGTATTCTTCATACATTTCGACTTCAAGCTGTTGGTTCTTATCTTTTTCTGTTTTAAGCATTTGGTATGCTTCTTCGTAGCCTTCTTCTAATGCAGACTTATATTCTTCACCTTGAAGTTCTAGACGATTTCGAAGGTCGCCGATGATTGCATAGGCTTCTTCGTAGCCTTTTTCTGCAATCTTTTCTGCGTTTGTCAATTCGCCAGTTAGCTCGGTATATGCTTCTTCAAGTTTAGAATTATATTCTTGCTCTAATTCAGCTTTAGCCTGCTCTAATGATTCATTAATAGAGGCTGCGACTTCATTAATCTCAGATTCAGGCAGTAATTTCTTCAATGCTTCTGTAATCTTGTCCATATTCAAACCTCACTCCTGTTTTATAATTTTCTATCGTGTTTGGTAAGATCATTAATTTATCGCAGCTTTGCCTTGATTTTGCTTGATTGCTGTTCAATGATTCCACTGCAACATGCGATTAACGCTTGTTTATTAACATTATGTATGCGGCTACCTTCATTTTTAACCATATTTTTATTGATTTCATATGAAGGTGTTGCATCATAAGATTCTTTCTTTCCAACGACCTTTTCTTGAAAGGCGTTGTAGGTGCTTGGATCAGCGACAGCATCGAACGTAATTAGCTTATAGCTTTCACCAATAATAAGGATACCATTTTCATCACTTCTACCGTTTCCTACTCCACGGCTACTAATTCCGACCCTTACTCCGTCTGATAATAGACTTTTAAGGATTTTACCATGTGGCGTATTAAGGATTTCGCCTTCTCCCATGAGGCTATTTCCATCCCACCAAAGTTTAGTAATAACATGTGAGCATTTTTCGAAGTGAATAATTGAATCAGTAGGGTGATCTAATTCACCAACGAGTCCACGGGCGTTTACAATTGGGACTAATTTCTTGACATTTTCATCAAGAACAGCATATGGGTAGATTCTTTTATTTTTATTAACTGCTTCGGCTTCTTGGAATTTACCCCTGAACTTAGTCAACCCCTTATCGGTAGTTGACTCGTTCAGGTTCAATTCAAATCCGCCATTATTACAGCAGTCAACGTACAAGCTTAACTTTTCCATTGACGTACTCCTTTTTTAAATTAGACCTTACGCTTCGCTGTATCTGCAACCAAGTCATCGGAATTTGCCTTATACTTGGATGGATCCATAGCCATGTTGTCTGGAACGTATGGATTTTTAAGATTTGGCCAAGTGTCATTTGATTGCCAACGGCTATAATCATTATCTCCGTCATCTACTGCGGACTTTTCTTTCATTTTATAATCAGCAGACTTTGGAACATAAGGGTTGCTCAGTTCTGGCCATTCATCGCCACCAGAAATATTTCCAAAGGCATTTCCTCTCATTTCGTCATCTAAACCGCCATTATAGTTTTTGCCATCAGAAACAGGAGCAGGACTGCCCCAATCTCCTGTAAACTTAGAAGGAACGGCATCGGTAACACTTGCGTTGTAAGCGGTACGTGGATGGTCTCCGTTAATAGTGTGATGAACGGCAGAAACTTCCCAATCCAATTCAGCGCCCATTAAATTTGCTTCAACAAAATCAACAATGTAATTTGTGATAGTTTCAGCCATATTCAGATCGATATCAGACTCGCGATTGAGAATAAAGGCACATTCTCTCATGAATCCTTCGACTTGAATTTTTGTAGCTTCATCGCCACTTTCGACAGCCAAACGACGAACTTCGTTTAAGGACTTGTAAAGATCTGCAAAAACTTGAAGATCTGCTTTATCGGTTTCATCAATTTTATTGAAGAAACTACTAGCAACAACTGCAAATTCTTTATACGAATCTTCACATGTTTTACACTCAGCAGTAACGTCTGTTGTGGCTCCAGCCAAAGAACCTAATTTGCGAACTCGATCAGTGTAGGTATTATGTGCTGTGCGAAGAATTGCTTCAGCCATAAAATTACAAGTTGCGTCATCATAGTTTGTAACATTTGCTGTTTCTAAAGCAATAGCAATTTGCTCTGAAAGTTCTTCTTCTGTTACGTAAAGAATGTTTGGCCAACGGCTAACAATTGCTTCAAGCGTTTCTTCTAATGAACCATTATCGGAAATATTATTATAACGCTTGAGATCGGTCATTGCTTTGACGAAAACCTGATCCTCAGAAATATGCTTTGCTTTTCCACGAAGAACTTTGACTTCGTTGTCAAGTGTCTTCCAATTGAAAGTCAAAATCTTTCCTTCGTTGCGTTTTTGAGCAGTTGGGACAGCAATTCCGACAACATTACCTTTAACATCTGTTTGAATTAAAGATTCGTTCATAACTGGTCCGAATTCTTTGTAGTCAAGATATGCCATAACATTTTCGCACATCATAGCCCATTCTTTCATGGTAGATGGCTTAATTTTACGTGCATATGTTCTGTAACGAGGATTTTTCGATGATCCCAATTTGCTTGAGGCGTTTTTTCGTTGTCTCTTGAGTTCTTCTTTTTCGCTCTTTGGCATGTGAGCCAAGGTTTGCATACGCGCACGAATTCTTTTAGCGACCAATGTGCGAGATTGCTTTTTGCCTTTAAGCGGTGATGTTTTACGACTGCCTGGTTTCGATACAGAAATTTTAAATGCTTCACTAACAACAAGTTCACGACGAACGAAAGGCATTCCAAGATAAGCTTCGAAAAGCTGACCTGCTTTAGCTTCGTTGTTTTCAAGAAGTGAATCAACCATGTTCGAAAGAACTTGTCGAGCAGACTTCTTTTCGCTTTCTTGTTCAATAACTAATTGCTCAATGTTTTCAAGAACCAGTTTTTCATTATTAATTTCATACGTTGCGTGAACAAAGCTGCCATCTGGAGCTTGATATGTCACGTCTGATTCTCCAAATGTGAATAACTTTAAGTTATCTACACCTAGAGTTTTTGCCAGAACTTCTTCAGCCCCGATTAATTCTTTCTGGGCATTTGTCAATGATGCTTCTTCGATCTTCTTAAATGCATCGAAGCTGATTAATTTTCTTTTCATAATCAATAGACTCCCTGTGCTTTTGTTGAATTCCTCATGCGCAAGTATTGCTTGTGATGAGGTTATGTATTAACCCGATGTCAAAATTTTCTATTAGAAATATTAAAATCCCTCTTCACTAAGTATATAGTATGCATGTAAAGCCAAAAACGAGGAACATAATGAAAACATTTCAAGATTATTTACAATTAAAAGAGTCAA